ACCAACTCTGCGGCTGCAAAAGCGCGTTTGGAGCAAGCCATCAACCGTTACAAGCAAAACAAAGAAATGTGTGGATGAACATGCGCACGAGAACAATCGCCGTTGTGGATCGCAACTCTGTGGTATCAGGCCCATCAATCCCGCAGTTTGTAACACTACCAGCCGCGCCGTGGGAAACGGCTGATGGTGATAAAGACTTCACCGGGGCAGGGCAGAAGGTCGTGATCTACGGCAAGACATTTGCAAACGTAAAGCAGGCAGCACGCGAACTGCACGTTGATCTAACATATCTAAGGCGGGCAATCATGTTCGACCGCATGGACCAGTATCTGCAATATCAGTTAAGCCGCGAGAAATCAGGGGCGCGTCTATACAATATCTTTACAGAACTGCATGAGAAATCACTGGAGCGTAAGACCTGCCCGCCCTGCAACCATAACTGCAACGAAGGGCGTGATTGCCCGGAAAGAAACAAATGAACCGCGAACAGATCCTACAGACCGCAACCCAATACATCACAAAGGACCGAGCAGCCACGCATGGGAATGCAGAAGACACGTTTGCCAACATCGGCGACCTATGGGGTTGGTGGATGGAAGGGCGAGAAATCCCCACCTTCAATGACTTTGACGTTGCCATCATGATGACGCTGTTTAAGATCGCCCGCATCAAAGGCAACCCAGATCACATTGACAGCTATATCGATGCAGCCGGGTATCTGGCAATCGCAGGAGAAATCCAATGCATGGAACGCTAGACCGCCAGAAGGATGAGCAAATCCTCATGGCGCTGCACCTCGTCGAGAATGTAGGACTAACCCACAAGGACGCAGCACATCTGGTTGGCATGACCAAGAACGCCTGCATCGGCGCCATCGCACGGGTGCGGAACGAAAAGACAGGCGTTCACAGCATCATCAGGAATCCAGAGAACAAAGACCGCAGCCAAAAGCCGCTGTGGTGGTTTGATCCAACGTCTGAATTTGGGTTATCAGTGCTTGATAAGGTTGCCAGATTGAAACAACCACCAAACTGATGTAAGATGCCGCAGCGACCGACACCGCTATGTGTCGAGATGAGGATGTCATGGCTGCTGGTAGACCAACTGATTACACACCCGAGATCATCAAGGCTGCTTGGGATTATGCTAAAGACGGATGGATCGCAGCAGGTGACAAGGTGCCATCAGTTGCGGGTCTGGCTTGCGAAATTGGCATAAGCAGAGAGACTTGCCACGCTTGGTCAAGGGAAGATGGTAACGAATTTTCTGACATCCTCAAGCTAATCTCTAGAAAACAAGAGCGCGAGTTGTTGAATAATGGCCTGTCTGGTGACTTCAACTACTCGATCACCAAGATGATGCTTTCCAAGCACGGCTACTCTGACGCGACGAAACAGGAACTGTCTGGGCCATCAGGCGGCGCAATACCAATCGAGATCAAGCGAACCATCATTGATCCATCAGAGGCGTGACATGGGCATTTTCGATTTTCTAACTCCAAAGGCTGACGGCTTGGGTTACAATCCAATGAGTCTGCCTGCCGGGGCTGATCCAGAAAATGATCCCGTTGTCGGCTATGATGAGTTAGGCCAGAAAATCCGCAGGTCGCGGTTCGACGGCACGCAATACTTGTTTGAGATGACGCCGCCCAAAACGCAATCTGTGGTCAAGGGCGCGTATCGTGAGGCAACAGCCAACCCGCTGGGCTTTACTGGTGACTTGCTCAGTAATGCCGTGCAAAGCGCTTGGGACGCCATCTCAGTGCCTCGCAGGGCGATGGAAGGCCAGCCGCTGACCTATGGCGACATTGCTGGGATGACGGGCATGATGACGCTTGGCGCTGGCGCTGGGACCGCACCCGCTGGCGCATTGCGTATGGGCGCAGCGCGTGAAGGCCGTCCTCCGCTGACTTTTGCTGATGTGGAACGTGTGATGAGGGCACCATTCGACATGGGACGTGGCATGGGGGACAACGGTGGTCCACCGCTAAGAGACGTTGTGCGTCCAAGAAGCTATGAGCGCGTTGGCTTAGATATTGCAGAGAATTTGAGAGGCGTTCCATCTGCCGCAGAAATCTCTGGGCGTGGGCCGACAGCGCCCGGCGCTGGCATGACAGACATTAAATCGCAAAAGCCAACTGCACTTTCCGGCAGTTACAGTCGAGGATTTAGGGACGAAGAATTGGTTGCCCCAATTCAGTCAAGCATAGCAGACCTTGAGGGTCGGACGCTGATGGGAATTGTTGGGGACACGTCTGGTCGGCAGCGCGTCACGCAGGTCAACGAAGATGTTTTTGAGACCCCAATCGATACACAGGGCGGCTTCCAATATATGGATCGCCCCGGGCAGGGATATGCTGGTGCGCAAACTGCTACATCCAGTAAACTCAACGAGGCGAGCAAAACTGAAGACCCATTTTACATCAGCTTGCTGATGGGCGAACAATCGCCTGACTTTGCTGTTCCAACCTCGCAGATTTTTGGCCAGATGCTTAAGGCTGCTCCAATCGCTACAAAGAACATCCCCACAATTGACGAAGCTATCCGTGGCGTTGGCATGTCTGTGGTAAAAAAGAAAATTGTTGATGGGCAAGAAGTCAAATACAGCGAAACAATATACCCATTCAGGGACTTCAAGAGCATTGGAACGCCCGGCTACTTTGATGAGTATGTGGCTAGTCTTCCGACTGGCACGCAGCGTGCTGCGCTTCTAAAGGGATTGGATAAGGCGACTCTTCAAAAGATGGGTCTGCCAAAAGTTTCCGATGCTCGGGCAGCGATGATGGACGAAGCCCAGATTGGCATGGATTGGGGATCGACAGGCTATCGCGGGTTTACCCCAGACGTTGAGCGTGGCGCATTCCGCACAACGCCCGATCAGTCGTTAACATATCAGGCTGGCGTTGATAAGGTCGGGGCGGCAAGAACGCTTACTGGCCAAGGCCGTGGCATACCATATGCGCTGACATTCCCTGATTTGGCGGCAGAACTTCGTGCAAAGGGAACTGGCGGTGGCCTTGAGCTGACAAGCCCAGCATATAAAGTATTTGAGGGAAGCCCTAAGCGTGCAAAGCAACCCGTCACGCCTCTTGTCGTTGATCTTGTTTCAACCTTTCGTGAAATGGAAGACAGATTTGGCCGTCGTTCTGCGCTAGGATTCGCCCGTGACACATTAAAGGACATAAAGGTCACCAAGGAAATGATTGAAGCCGCTCGCCGCGCTAATGCCCCAACTTGGATGATTGCGCTAATGTCATCTGCTGCACTATTGTCTCAAAGCCCAGAAGAAGAAGGTATTTAAGGCTCAGTAATGAACCTAAACATCAACACGCCACGCTGGGCTGTTCCAATCCTCAAGAAAGAACACGCCCGCTACATCGGCGCTTTTGGAGGACGCGGTTCTGGGAAAAGTACGTTCTTTGCTGAATGGATCGTTGAGCGCTGCGTGATGAAGCGCACAGATGTGGTCTGCGTGCGTGAGGTGCAGAAGTCTCTGAAGCAATCCGTCAAGAAGCTGATCGAGAACAAGATACAGGAACTTGGCGTGGGCCATCTGTTTGAGGTGCAGCAGGCGGAGATCAAATGCCCGCATGGTGGTGTCATTATCTTCCAAGGGATGCAGAACCACACAGCCGACAGCATCAAGTCGCTCGAAGGGTTTGACATCGCTTGGGTGGAAGAGGCGCAGTCGATCAGCCAGTTCTCTCTGGACCTTCTGCGCCCGACAATCCGCAAGCCCGGATCGCAGTTGCTGTTCAGTTGGAATCCGCGATATGAAGATGATCCAGTTGAGACGCTGCTGCGTGGTAACAACGCGCCGACCGACAGCATCGTGGTCGAGGTCAACTATTCCGAAAACCCGTGGTTTCCAGACGTTCTGCGCGACGAGATGGAATATGATCTGCGCCGCGATCCAGACAAGTATCTGCACGTCTGGAAGGGCCAGTATGTTCGCAACAGCGAAACGCGGGTGTTCAAGAACTGGGTGATTGAGGACTTTGAAGCACCGCCTGATGCTGTCCATCGGTTCGGTGCAGACTGGGGCTTTGCATCTGACCCGACAGTCTGTGTTCGGTGCCACATCATAGGCCGTAAGCTATATATCGACTATGAGGCGTATCAGGTCGGCTGCGAGATCGTGGACACGCCATCGCTGTTCATGTCCATCCCAGAGGCTGAGAAATGGCCAATGGTGGCCGACAGTGCCAGACCTGAGACGATCAGCCACATGCGCAAGAACGGCTTCCCCAAGATACAATCAGCCGTCAAGGGCGCTAAGTCTGTTGAGGAAGGCATCGAGTGGCTGAAGTCGTTTGACATCGTTGTTCACCCACGCTGCAAGCACACCATCGACGAACTGACGCTGTATAGTTTCAAGACCGATCAGATGACGGGCAAGATTCTTCCCGTGCTGGAAGACCGCGACAACCATGTGATCGACGCGGTGCGCTATGCTTTGGAAGGTGCGCGGCGGGCTAACGCACAGCAGAAGCCAAAGGCCCGGCCAGTGGTCACAATGATGCCGATGGCAAGGTGATTGTTTTATCCGCCAAAAGCGCCTATAATGGCGCGAAATGAATTGCGAGGAACTGCCGTGGCAAGAATGACCAGAAGCGAACGGCTTGCAACAGTGCATCAGGATGCGCTGCAAGAGTTCGACGACATTCAAAGCGCCATGCGTGAAGGCCGTCTGCAATGCCTTGAGGACCGCCGCTTTTATTCCATCGCCGGGGCGCAGTGGGAAGGCAACCTTGCGGAGCAGTTCAACAACAAGCCGCGCTTCGAGGTGAACAAGATCCACTTGTCGGTGATGCGGATCATCAACGAATATCGCAACAACCGCATCACGGTGGACTTCGTTAGCAAGGACGGCACGTCAGACGATAAGCTGGCCGACACCTGCGACATGCTGTTCCGTGCAGATGAGCAGGACAGCGGTGCAGATGAAGCCTATGACAACGCCTTTGAGGAAGCGGTGGGCGGTGGCTTTGGTGCATTCCGTCTGCGCACTGAATACGAAGACGAGTATGACGAAGAGAACGAAAACCAGCGCATTCGGATTGAACCGATCTATGACGCTGACACAACCGTGTTCTTTGATCTAGACGCCAAGCGCCAAGACAAGTCTGACGCGAAGGTGTGCTTTGTGTTGACCTCGATGACGCGGGATTCCTACCGTAAAGAGTTTAACGACGATCCAGACACATGGCCGCACGAAATTCACCAGAATGAATTTGATTGGTCAACGCCTGACATGATCTTCATCGCCGAGGTTTTCCGCGTTGAGGAAGCATCGGAACTGATCCGCACGTTCCAATCTATCGACGGCGAGGAAACCCGCTACAGCGAGAAAGACTTCGCTGACGATCCAGAACTCGAGAACATGCTGACGGCCACGGGTCAGGTCGAGGTGCGCCAGAAGCGTGTGAAACGCCGCAAGGTGCATAAGTATATCATGAGCGGCAACGGCATCTTGGAAGACAGCGGCTATATCGCTGGCACTGAAATCCCGATTGTGCCTGTCTATGGCAAGCGTTGGTATATCGACAACATCGAGCGCTGCATGGGCCACGTTCGCATGGCCAAGGATGCGCAGCGCCTCAAGAACATGCAGCTATCCAAGTTGGGCGAAATCTCTGCGCTGTCCACGACCGAAAAGCCGATCTTCGCAGCCGAGCAAGTCGCTGGCTATGAGGTGATGTGGGCCGAGGACAACCTGAAAAACTATCCGTATCTGCTGATCAACACGATGACGGATGCGAACGGCAACGAAGCGCTGGCTGGCCCGGTGGCTTACACCAAGCCGCCGCAGATCCCGCCCGCACTGGCTGGCCTATTGCAGATCACCGAGCAAGACATCAGCGACCTGTTGGGAAACCAGCAGGCTGGTGAGCAGATGGTTTCCAACATCTCTGGCAAGGCTGTGGAGTTGATCCAAAGCAAGATCGACATGCAGACTTATATCTACATGTCGAACATGGCCAAGGCGATCAAGCGCTGCGGTGAAATCTGGCTGTCGATGTCGCGCGATGTCATGGTTGAATCGGGGCGCAAGCTAAAGGGCATCGGATCGCAGGGCCAGATG